TCAACTCAGCCATTACATCCATTATCTTACCAATACTTAAAGATTTGGTTTGTATAGTTGCATCGGAGCCTGTGATTTGAGATTGTAAAGTTGATTGTTTACTTTCTAAGTCATCAATATCTAAGTTGCCATCAATAGGAACTAATTGAGCTGATAAATTAGTTATTTCTTCATTCAAATCATCTTGTCTATCTTCGTAACCTTCTTTCTCAATTTCAAATTCTTCATACTCATCCTTTAAGGTTTCCAATTTATTTTCAGCGGTTGCTAATTCAGATGTAAAATCGGTTCTTTTAAAGTTTCTTAATAACACTTGAACTTCTTTAATATCTTCACTCGCTAAATCATATAATTTATCGAATACATTAATACCCATAAACTGAGCTAATAAATCTTTTCTTTCTGATTGTGATTTATCAATGAATAAAGAATTGTTTCCCTGTAAAGATAATGCAGTTAATACAAAATCTTCATACTTTCCTAAATACGATTCAATTACTTTATCCGTTCCTCTACGTTCATCACCATTTAGGTTTACAATTTCACCACCCTCTATTTTCCAAAAGTTTACATCACATTTAACCGCATCACCTTTCTTTGTAGTTTTAGCAGTTCTCTCAATAAAAAATCTCTCATCATTAATATCAAACTCTAACTTACAACTAAATGATGTTTTACGATTGTTTAGAATGTTAGCTGCCTTAAATGCTCTACTACTCTTATCAAATATACAAAATGAAAGAGCATCGAATAGAGAGGACTTACCGCTAGCGTTTGGAGCGAACACACCCATTAACCCTTTCATATTCTCAAAGTTAACGATATTATCCTCACCATAAGAGAACATATTATCAAACTCAAAACGAATTGGTTTCCAAGCTATGTTCTTAACTAAATCATCATCGTTTAATCGTTTGTTTAGTTTATTGTTCAAATCCTCAATCTTACCTAATGTTTCATTGTCCAACATATAGTTTCTACCTAAGTAATCTTTAATAAGACCGGCTTGGTATTGAGGGTCATTCACATTACCTACGTTTAATTTACCATCTTTGTTACCCGTCCTTAAACGAGCCAAAGTGTCGGTACGAGTAATAGTGAACTCATCTACTTTATATTTCTTTTTAATCTCCGTAGTAACCCGTTTAATATCTGCTGCATCGGTTTTAGATACAAACACTCTAAGACGAGGTTTAACAGGCATATCGGTTACATCTGGTACAATACCATTCTCTACATGTAAAGTATAGTAACCATAATCATTTGGTACATCTACATATTCAACTGATAAATCATCCATATTCCAAATTGCATAACCATGTTTGTCTAATGCCTCACCATGATTCTGTTGTATTAAAGAACCTGGATAAACCACCTTACAACCTTTTGGAGAAATCATAGTTTGTCTTCTATGTATATCACCTAATAGGGCTAAATCATATCCATCAAACATTTCTGATGTAAAATGACGAGATGAAATTGTATATCCAACATCCGTAGTTGCATCTAATACAGGTCCATGAAACAATGCAATATTTTTAGTATCTGATGTTAATGGTTCAAACACCCAATTTTCTTTCTCATCAAAAATAGAAAATGTATCAAATCTTACACCCCCATAGGTATAACTTTGAGTATTTCTTAAATAAGTTAAATTAGGTAAATCTAATGCTTCTACAATTGGAGTCAATACATCCAACCTACCGGCATTGTTTAAGTTACAATCGTGGTTTCCAGCGATTAATATGGTAGGACATAATTCACAACACTTCTTAAGAAAATAATTTATTTCGTTAAGAAGCTCCGGTGACATTTCTAATTTTGCGTGAGCTAAGTCTCCCGCTAAATAAATAAGGGAATCTTCTATTCCCTTTTGCTTTATATCATTAAATAATCTATCAAATACCTCTCTATATTCCTGGTGTCTTTTTAGATTTCTAATGTGAATGTCCGCAATGTGATAAATTTTCTTTAATTTACTCATATTTTATTTTAATATACTACTACTGAAATTAGATAGCTTTTCTTTTAATACGCTTTCCCAACTTAAAGTTACGGAATTTTTCTGATATTTCAAAATATTTTGGAAGTTATTTTCGCCCGCATCCTTACCATCTAACTTAATGTTCCTCACCACCTTTACATATGATTTAATTTTGTTATATAATACCAATGCATCCTCTTGAGCATCGGAATCTAAGCAAATATATACCTCAGGATTGGTATTTTTTATAGCCCCCATTAGGGTATTTTGAACGAATTTACCTAATAATGGGATAGCATTTCTTTTTAGAGCAATCGCATCGAATACACCCTCACATAAAACAATAGGTTGCTTCCAGTCAATTTGATTAGAAAATACTATAACATCTTTAGATACAGGTGGATTTTTGTATTTTTGTTTCTCTTCTGGAAATATACTTCTTGCTATAAAATAATTTAATTGATTTTTACTATCATATGAAGGAACGATAATTCTACCACCATATAATCCTTTTGGACAAAATCCTATATTATACCTAATAATATGTTTTTTAGTAATACCTCTTTGTTTAAGATATGATATTGCATTTCGTTCTAATGGATTTGCAATACTATTTGATAATTCTAATGCTGATTTAAACTCCGGTGGTAAAAATAATTGTGATGTATTTTCGGTTTCTTGTTCGTCATCTTCTGCTGTAATGTTATCTAATAATTCTTTAATAGAACCACCCCAATCATCTTTTAATTTCTTTCGGATTTCTTCACTTATTCCACAACGTCCTACTAAATCACGTAGGTCTAAATCATTCATTCCAATTCTCTTACCTAAATAAATAAGATTACCACCTGCATTACAAGTCCAACAATGAAACTTATGAGTCTTATCGTTTATTTGTAACTTTGGTTTGTGATGATGACAGAAAGGACAATGATATGCATGCTCATTTTTCTTTAGAGCTTTGCTAGGTCCGATGTACTTATCAAATAGTTGTATTATCTCCATATATCAAATATACGGAAAATAGTTGAAATTACCAAATTATTCGGAGAACCATTCGTCTGGTATCACCTTATCTGCATACTTAAATCCATGTTTATCACACCAATCGGCGTAAGTAGTTTTGGACTTTTTAGTTATTTTGTTCTTTGAATTGGTAAATACGAAACGAATATCTAATGTAGGATTCTGTTCCTTAACCAATAGATGTTTTTTTCTATCTTGTAATACAAACCTACCTTTCGTTTCTACCCTAATATTATTGGGTAATTTAAAATCTGGACTATATGTGTGAGGTGAGGAAGGTATAATATAATTAACCTTTTCAGTTTCATATTCTACCTTAATACCCATTGATTCGATTTGTTGGGAAACCGTATCTTCTAATCCACTTTTATAACCATTCTTCTTTGCTACCCAACCTTTTTTTGTAACCTTTTTTGCCATTATTATTTTCTAGTATTAACCGAAGTATATTTCTTAGTTGGTGTATATGGTGCTTCTTTACCACCATTGGTACTCAATACATCAAATACTTTAACAGTTTTAATACCATTTGCATCAACCATATTAAACTCTGATTTATCACCTGTTTTTAAGTTTGGTGTAAATCCGTTAACTGCTTCAATTCCAAATTTTTTGTTTTTAATAAAATCAACGGCTTGTTTATCAGCATTTTTTTCTGCTAATTTACTTTTATTGTATGTGTCTATAATTGCCATAATGTGTTTTGTTTAATATAAATATATGTTAAGTATCAATTCTTACTAAAAAGTTTACAGGAAGGTCCGGAGTTGATTTAATTGGTGTTGCTAATTTAGCTACTGCTACCATATCCATATTCTCATCATATAAACCAATTGTTGTAACATAAGGTGCTATAAATGAACCCGTTTGGTCTATTGATGAACTATATTCGTAATGGTCAAATCCACCCCATCCACTTAATGTAACACTCGATGTTATATATTTACCTAATACTGGTAAATAACTACCGGATAGAAAGGTATGTTCGGAGTAGTAATCATTTTTAATAACTGCTGCATCATATTTACTTGTTCGTTTAGTTCCTTCAAATGATGTAGTATATTCTACATTTTGTAAATTAATAAAATCTACTGCTGTTGGATTAGTTGATGTATTAAATTCATCTTCATCTACTACTAATAAAATTTCGTTTTCATAAATAGTATTTGTAGATTGATAATTTAATTGCCAATCATAATCCAACATATTGTTTCTAACTGTATCTGTATCTCTAGTAATTACAATAATACCATGTGAATAAAATACATTACCCATTATAATCGTAGATACTTTTAAATTTCCATTTATATCAAATCTTCCTAACCATGATATAAAAGATGTTTGCATATCTATTCTTACTAAATAAAATACATAATCAAATTTAATCTTAAACACACCGGTCTCAATTTCAATACTTGGACCATCTTCATATGGCATCAATTCAGCAATAAGTTCAGTACCATTTGGATCTTCAAAAATAAACAAAGAATTGTCTACATCAATACGTTTAAATAAATATGAGTTATAATTGGATGATAAATTACCAAATCCATCATCTACAATAGTTTCGTTTAATAATTGTGATGTAAGTATAACTGAATTTGGTTTTATTTCTTCTCCAAATTTTATTTGTGGAACTTGAAAAACATAGGCCTTATCATTTAAAACTCTTTGTTTAACTCTTTCAATATCAGTATATGTGGGTTTTATTGTACCATAGGATGTATATAGATTATGAGGGTCTCTATAATACATTGTTCTTAATTGATGCCAAGTACCATTTTCTAATGCTTCTTCCGTAGTTAATGTATCATAACTTCCAGGATGATTATATGCTAAAGTTGCATCATATCCATCAGATATTACTATACTATTATCAACAATTGAACCACTATATGTAGAACCACTTGAATAAAATTCACCATCTATAAATGAACCCGTATAAAATGTACGAGTTGCACCAAAATTCTTATAAACCTTAAATGGTCTAAGTGTAATATCCGATTTAGGTATTTGTTTTAACATAATCTAATATAAATATTCTAATAAACAAAAACCCAACTTTTTTAAGGTTGGGTTTCTTTTATCTTGTTTGATTTTTGTTCTACGATACTTTCAAACAATATCTTAGAAATCTAATTTAACTTTTACCAATACTTCTTTACTAAATGATTTAGCGATTGGTTTAGATGTTTTAGCTACTGCAATCAATTCGTTTGAATCATTGTATAATCCAATTGTAGTAGGATAAACAACAGGATCAGTTGTAAATGCTGCGTTATAGAAATCACCTTGAGAACCAGTTACAAATGTAGGGTTATTAGAATAGTTAAATTCTCTATTGTTAACTCTTACAAAGTAATGTGCGGTTGATACGTTTTCAATTCGTCTTGCTTCAAAATCTGCACCACCACTAATTGCATTAAACAATTTAATATGATTAAATGCATTAGCCGTTGTAGTTGTAGTAGGTAATATTGTTTGAGCACCTATTGTAACCGCTAATGCCGTTGGATTGAAAATTAAAATACCATAATCAGGATAGAATTTTCCAAAACCTTGTCCGTTTGATGCAACAGTACTAGATGTAACAGCTCCTGAATTTGATCCTAACATTAATGAACCACTTACAATGTTGAATTCGTTTGTACCACTATTTGTAGTATTAAACTTCTCACCACTATTATCGATAAATGTAAATGAACCACTTGTACCAGTCAATGTAATTTGCCAGTTTCCAGCATCCATTCTTTCTCTATAATTAGCTCTACTTAAATTAATTATATAAATATCATCAGAACTATACGCATCTTCAGTTGAACCAGAATAGAAACGAAAACTAGTTTCATTTGTATCTGTTAATAATGCTCTATATTGTGCGTAAGTTGCTTTTGTTGGTAATGTTGAA